GTATTAACCTATCTTTCTAAGATTGCCCGGTATTGTGAATTGGGCTTTAGGGTAGTGCCGGACTTTAAGGGTAAGAAAATGACCTTTGAAACATATAAAGGCATAGACAGAACCACGAAGCAAGGCACAAAGCCCCGTGTAATCTTTTCAGAGAGTTACAACAACCTAAACCGTGCAAAACATACCTATTCAGACGAAACCGCCAAAACAAAGATTGTTGTAGGTGGGGCCGGGGACGGTGCGGACCGTATTTATGTAACGGTAGGCGGCGGAACGGGGTTTGATTTACGGGAAGAGTTTTTGGATGCCAAAGACATAAATAAAGATGATTTTTCAACCAATGCGGAATACCTGGAAGCGTTACGCATCCGGGGGGAGCAGTACAAAGCGGAAAACGCCGTGATTGAGAACATAGAAGCCGAAGTGGAAGCCGAGGTTAATTTTATCTATGGCACGGATTACGATTTAGGGGACATTGTGACAGTAGAAAAGGCAAAATGGAACAAAGTATTAAATTTACGCATTACGGAACTTTGCGAGGTTTACGAATACGGCGGAATGTATGTTGTTCCTACTTTTGGGGATGCCCTACCCACAACCATAAATTGGGACAATTAGGAAAGGAGAGGAAAAGCAAATGGCAGTAAGAGGATTTTTTTACAATTCCGTAAATAAAGACCGCTTATACAACGGCCAGGATATGAACGAGGACAAAGCCCCGTTCTATAAAGAGGGTGTGGCGTATGGACATTTGCAAGTAACCGCAGACGGGGAAAGTATGGCGGTAAAGGTGGACGGCGGAAGCCGTACCGGGTACGCATACATCAACTTGCACACAATCCATAATACAACCGTCCTAGAATTGCCCGTGAGCGGTTCAAACGGTACATTGCCAAGAATTGACCGTGTAATATTGCGGAATGATGAAACAGAGCGAAAACCAAGCATTTTTATTTTAGAGGGGGCATATTCAAGCAATCCGCAGCCGCCGGAACTTACGAACAATGACACAATCCAGGAAAAATGTTTAGCGGAAATTTATGTGGCAGCCGGAGCGGTGGCAATATCCCAAAGTGATATTACAGACACCAGGGCAGACACGGGATTGTGCGGTTTCATTGCATCACAGTTTGAGGACTTTGATTTTTCACAGTTCACAAAGCAATTTAACGCATGGTTCGCCCTGGAAAAAAAGAGCATGGAACAAGACCATGCAAATTTTATTGAAGAATACGCAGAAATGACACAAGCGTTTATGACGGACCAGGAAGCACAATGGAATAAGTGGTTTAAAGAGAAGCAAACGGAACTTTCCGGGGACATTGCCGGGAAACTGCAATTACAGATTGATGATGTAAAAGAAAAGGTTTACAACATTGCCTTTAAGGTTTACATCATTAGCACATTGGAGCAGATTACAAGCCCGGTAACGGTAAAACTTACGAATAAGACCACGGGGACCATGCAGACGGTTACAGTTACAAAAAGCCAAATGGGCTTTTATGTCACGGAAGCCGGAGAATACACCGTGGAAGCGGATTTGGAAAGCGTTATGGGACCAACAAACTGATCACAGAATTCAGAGGCGAGCCGTTGTATCTTCACGGGCTTTTAAGCTTGCAAAAGGCAGCGAAATTGTTAGAAAAAACGGAAAAGATCAACTGTCAGCTGATCCTCATCAGCCAGTATGAACGGGTACTGTCCGGATCTGTGGAGCAGGTTCCGGAAGCAGAGCGCTTTTTTAATGAGGACAGCGACCAGGGAATTACAGCTTCTATTAAACTTGGCACAGAGGTTGCCTGGGATAATGCAGATGCATATCTGTATTTTGTGGCAGACCAGCCCTGTATGGCAGGAGAGACCATAGCCAGGTTTGTCAGTGAGTTTATGAAAAGCAAAAAAGGGATCGGCTGTGTGTGTGCAAAGGGACACAGAGGCAGCCCTAATATATTCCGTAGACGCTACAAAAAAGAGCTTCTTGCTTTGGAAGGAGATCAGGGCGGACGCCAGATCATGCAGAAATATCCACAGGAAATATGGATGATGGAAGTGGATGAAAGAGAATTAAAAGATATTGACCAGCCGGCAGATCTGACTGCATTGCGCCTGGAACTGGAAAATACGTGATCTTTCAGATATTAAAGACATCAGAATTGTTTTAAAAGCACAAGGGAAGAAAAATGAAACA